CCATAATGCCCCCTGCCTCTGTGGTCATTGCCCTTTCCTCTCCTCAAGCCAGTCAGCCGCCTTCTCAAGCCACGCGGCGACTCTCCGCAGGGCTTCTGGGTTTTCGCTGTAGTCGGGATCGCCTTCGCACGGCGGGAGCGTGTCGAACATGACATCGACATACGGCGTCGAATGCTCCTCGTCGCGACAGGTCAGCGAAAACCGCTCGTCGTCGATGTCGATTGGGGACGGTGGTTTCATTCGTCATCCCCCGTCATGTAGGGAAGCAGGCTGAAGTAAAAAACCGCCCCGACGGCCACGAGCAGAGTCGTGACGTTAAGCCAGAGGCTCATGTGTGATTCGATTGGGGTCATCACTCACCTCGCAGATAGCCGAGCCATGTGCGGGCCGGCTTCCGCAGCTCTTCGACCTCGTCGAGAAGGCTGTTGAGTGCCTTCTCGGCGTTCTCGAGGCGAACGGTCAGGGCCGCGACTGACTTCGTCAACGCGACGGCCATGCGGTCGGTCGATTCGCCTTCTTCGCGAAGGTCGTGAACCGCCTGGGCGATACCGGCGATCGTCTTTTCAACGCTGCACTCGGGCTTTTTCTTTGCCACCAGAAATCCTCCGTGAATGAAACAACGAACGAGAACAGAAAGCCGGTCGATCACGACGCGGCCTCCTCCGTTTTCGGAGGGGCGCGGTAGATCAGTTCCTCGCGGATGATCTTGACGTGCTTGGGTGCGTCGATGACGAGCCTGACCGTCTTGCCTACGACAGACTCGACCGTGATCTCGATGCGAGGCCGATCCAGAATGAGCTTCTGGCCGGGGCGACGAGTTAAGCAAAGTGCCATGTGGGAATCCTTTCCGCTGTGGTGATCAGTAGCCTAACGAGTGGTGCCAGTAGCGTCCAGATGTTTTTTGCACATCTCGCGAACCGTCGGTCGCGGGTGGTTGTCGATTGCCCATTTTAGGTAGTCCAGGCCACGCGGCTGCTTCTCCACCTCTGGTAGCGTGAGGCCGGCGAACCGACCGTCACGCAGGACGAACTCCTGATCCCTCGGCTTCAAGTGCCCCTTGATCGCTCGCACCCACTGGCCGGTGCCACAGAAGACGCACGACACATACCACTCGCCGCCGTCCTCGTAGAGGATGTCGTGGAGTTGGGTGCCGCAGGCGGCGTCTGCGCAGTCGTAGGTGTGATCGATCATGCCGATTGGCAGGATCGCTCGTGGAGCAATTCCCCCTATATAAATAGGGTCTTTTTTGGGTTTCTCGGGTTCAATTGGATGGGCCGCGGCCGGTTGCGCGCGGGAGCGTTTTCGGGTCGGCTCATCTGGCGAAATGTCGAATAGCAGGGTCATATGGGCATCTCCATGCGGAACTTCTCTCGGGGGTCGTGGGCCACAATCAACTTCTTTCGCGCTCGAGTAACGGCGACGTACTCGATTCGCCGCTCCTCGTCGTGACGGTCTTCGCTGCGTTCCTCGCCTTCGCGGATGCGGCGGCCGACGCTGGTCAGGATGATCACGTTGTCGGCCTCCATCCCCTTGGCCGAATGCACCGTCCCGATGCGAATCTTCGGGTTGGCGACGGCTTCGATGCCCCACTGCTTCGCGGCTCGGCACCATGTCGCCCCGCCGTCGATCAGATCGCCCCAGGTGCCGGCGGCGATCTTCTCGCGGAGGTGGTCGGTGGCCCCGACATCGCCAAGCTCCTCGGGAAAGAGGGCGTCGTAGCGATCTTTCACGCCCCGGTTCCACTGTGTTTTCGCCCCTCGAATCAGCCACGTCTTCTCGTCGCGGCCGTCGCCTTTCTTGCTGATTGTCGCACTCGGTAGCAATTCAATGGCCTGTGTCCACTCCTCGGCACTGGCGGGCTGGCCGTTCTGGAGCTTCCACAGGCCCGTCATGCCAGCATCGCGGTTGTAGGCTCCCTGCTTGGCCTTGATCTTCCGAAACGGAACACCGACATCGTCAAGGATCGTGGCGATCTTGCCGACGTGCCGATTTGTCCTGGCGATGACCAGCGTCTCATCCTTCGGCGACAGATCGCTCAGATCGTCCTCGAAGTTATCGCTTTCGATGATCTCGCCGTCGTGGTCGGCGGCCTCGACGCCGCGGTTCCAGTACCCCTTGGTGAGCCTCTGGAGGCAGTCCTCGCCAAGCTGGAGGATCGGCTTCGCACAGCGGTAGCTCTTGGGCATGATCTCCTGCCGATCGACCTTCCAGCCCATGAAGAACTCGCTCGACGCCCCGGCCCATGAGTAAAGAACCTGAAACGGGTCGCCGACGAGCCACGCCCATCGGCAGGAGTCGCCGGTCACGAGCCGCCGGCAGGCCATGTCGAGGAGGCGGCTGGCGTCCTGCGCCTCGTCGAAAATCCAGCCGACGACTTCGTTCGGCACCGCGCCCTCGGGCGTGACCATCTCGGGGCCGGTGGCCGGGTTGTTGGCGACCCCGACGAACCGGGCGAGCATATCGGTGAAGTCGAGTCGGCCGTCCAGACGCTTGGCCGACTCGTACATCTCGATGCGACGGATCACCTCCTCGGCCGTCGGGCCGTCGGGCTCCCACTCGTAGGCGGCCTCGGCGATCTCGCGCAGGGGGGCGACCATGCTCCTCGCCAGCGACCAGTAGTTGAGGGCCGCCGCGGCGATGGGGTCGCCCGTGTAGATGCCGATGCCCCCCTCGGAGTCCTCGTCCACGCAGTAGGACACGTCGCTGCCGAGGGCTTCGCTGATCCACTTGTCGTCGGCCTTGCTGCCGCCAATGACCTCGCCCTTCTGGATGCCGAGCTGCCGGTAGGCCACGCTGTGGGCGGTGCGGAACCAGCCGTGCCGCTCGAGTTCCGACTGCTGCATTCCCCAGGCCGCAGCAGCACGCCCAGCAGCCTCGCTGCGGGCCGCCCGCGTAAAGGACGAGAAACCGATGGCGAACGGATTACCGCCCACCTCCGGCCTCGCCAGAGCCTTCTCGGCGGTGTTGATCATCAGCCTTGTCTTGCCCGTTCCGGCTGATCCGACCGCCCGAAGAACCTTCAAATCGTCCATTTGATCCTCCTGATCCCCCACTAGCGGGGCGTAAGATGGGTAAACCTAGATTTTCCGTCCACAAAAACCGCTTTACGTCTGAACTTTTTGGTGCCTGGACGTGGATTCCCCGGATTTTACGAAATTTCGCGGACACCCTAAGTCCTTATCCAGCAATGACTTCCGACTCAATCCGCAGAATCCGCGTCTCGGCGCGATGTTTTTCACCATTTTCGATGGCCGCCTCCCCCGTATTAAGCGGCAAGTTCTCAGCCCCCCCTTCGGCCAGTGATTCGATGGCCGCGATCCACTCTGGCGTGAACACGACGTAGCTCCTTTTCGTGGTGCCGAACGTGTGCCGGCCCTCCCTGAAGTCGCGGGCCTTCATGCGGTCGCAGAGCAGACGCTTAATCCGAATCCGCTCCCCGGCTGCCACGTCGTGGGCTCGTCCGATCTCCTCCCACGTCTTCACCCAGCCCAGCCACATCTCGCCGGGGGTCACCCATCTGGGCCTGCCCGACCGCTCGGGCTCGGGCTTGTCCTCGCTGGCCGGCTTCGCGCGTGCCAGCGTCTCGAGCAGATAGGCAGCCAGCGTGGCATACCGCAGGCTGGACGTGCCGACGTGTACGTCGTCGGTCTTCTGCTTCTCGATGAACAGCTTCTCGAAGAGGCCGGTCAGCTTCGGCCGCTTGCTGTTGCCGTCCTGGCCTCGCCAGATGGTCTGCCACTCGCCGATGTCGCCGTGCAGGATCACTCGGCGGGTTGACTCGAATATCTTCTTCGCCACCATCTTCGCCGACTCAAACTCAGCGAACGAGAATGCGATCTCGCCCTTGCATGGCGTGTTCTTCCACTGCGGGACGCACAGGATAATCTCGGCAGGGTCGGAGCAGATGACGCGAATCTTCCAGTCGCCTGGAGTCCACTCGCCGTCCTTCCAGCCCTCGACCGCAGCCCACTTGAGCCCGTGCATGGCGTAGCCGCTGACGGGAGCCTGCTGCCGCTTGCCCTCTTCCTCCTCCTGGGCGATCTTGTCGGCGACGGCCGCCAAGCTCTCCTCGGTTTCGGGCATGGAGTCGCCGCGAGCCTCCATCTTTCGGCGGTACTCGACGCACGAGTAGAAGAGCGTGCGAATCTGGGCCGGCGTCTTCGGCGGCTTGCATCGCCGCTCGTTGACCAGCTCAATCTCCATGAGCATATCGGCCTGGGCAGCGCCGCTGAGATACCTCGCGTGACTGAACACCTTGCTGGTGACGTAGCTCAAGAGGTGCGGGTGCCTGCCGCCCTCCTTAATGTCGCCGTGGAGCACGGCCCGCGATGACACGCCGGCCGACTCCCGCGTGCTCATATCAACGTCGTTGACGATCGCCCGCAGGAGCACGTCGGGCAGCGGGGCGAAGTCAACGTCGTCCATCGACAGACCCGGTTTCCAGCGATACTGCACGCCGCTCCAGTGCCAGCTCGGCGGCAGCACGCTCTGCGCGTCCAAGTCGCCCGTGCCCAACCGCACCTCCAGGCCACCGGGCTTCACGACCGCGGGGCAGCCGGAGAGGCGATCGTCCCACTTGAACAGCCGGTGCTCGGAGCGGCCTGAGACGTATGTCGGCGTCTCGATCTCCGTCAGACCCATCGTCTCGGCGTGTGCCTTTGCTTTCTCGTCATCCCACTCCATGTCGATGACGCCGCTGCGGGGGCCGAGCAGGATGCCGATGTTGAAAGGCTTCCCCGTATCCTTCGCCTCCTCGACCCAGTCGAGCAGCGTGTCTTCGTCGGCAGCGGCTCGGTCGCCCCACGCCTTGCCTCGCGGGTGCTTGCCGCACTGCATCTGGGCCGCGCCGCCGATCTTGTGATCGGGGTTGCCGCAGGCGCACGACCCGTCGGGCATGATGCCGTAGTCGCGGACGATCTTGCATCCCTTCGACTGCGCAAGCGCGCCCTCCTTGAACACGGCATCACCATCGAACTCGAAAGCCACGGGAACCTCCTTGTGTTGTGTGCAAAGAATCCCCCGCGGAGCCGCCACTGCTGACGGCCCCGCGGGGTTTAATGTCGCCATCACAGGCCCGTGAGAGATGCACGGGTGATCTGCGACGACTTCGCTGGGTTACAAAGCCACGCCAACGCATAGGCTGCCGGCCCGCTGGGACGATGTTGACCGGCGGGTTTCGTCGCCGGCCCGACAGCAAAGAACTACTCGTCGCCGATGTCGGCAGCGTTCACGGTGGCCCCGGCGGGCGGCGCGCTGAACATCTGCGTCAGGGGCTTGTGGTAGACCGCTTCGGCCACCGCACCCTGATCCTCACTGATCGTGCCAACTACGCGCGGAACGATCTGCGAGTAGGGCTGACCGCCAGCGTTCTTGATTTTCTGGAGCTTCAGCCCGATGACGCACTCGTAGAGGAACGACGGCAGCCGCTTCTTGAACGGCAGCCAGTTCGCCAGCGACCCCGGCCCGACGGTCACGAGGATCGGCCACGTCTCACCATCGCGAAGGACGGCGAGCACGCGGCTTTCCTTGACCTTCCGCGAACGGCCGCCGCCCTTGCCACTGCCCCATCCGAACTCGGGGCCGGTGGAGAGCGCCGCCCAGTCGAACTTTTTGTCGCCGATGCGATACCGTTCCAGAGCCTTGGGATCGCAATCACCGAGATCGTCGGAGACGCGGTAGCCGACGATCAGATCGTGCGTCACGATCACCGGACGCATGTCCGACGGATCATCTTTCGGCCACAGCGTGCCGCGGCGGCCCTCGGCGACGAGAAGACCGACGATCTCCTCGGTCGTCTCCACGTTGCCTTGGTTGTCAATGCTCCAGACCGTGCCACCTCCGGCCGGCGTGGGAACGCGGATCAAGTCCTGCTCCCTCATCGGCTCGCCCTCCAGGTTCGCCTGGATGATCCTGGCCTGCCGACTCGTCGGCGACAGCGCGGGGTAATCGATCACCTTCAAACTCGTCGAAATCGCTGTGCTCATGGGTTTCTCCTAGAGCGTTTATCGATCCATCAACCAGCCGCGCGGGCAACGCGCCCGCGCGGCAACTTCATCAGCCGACCGTGACGTGCCGCAGCACAGGCCGGATGTACTCGCTCACGAGGCCGGCGAACGCCGTGCCGTCAGCCCAAGGCTCGCGGGCATCCTTTCCCGCGGCTTTGTGCATCTCCTTGAGCACAGACTTCAGTTGGCTCGTGTTGACGCCAATGAGCTGCTTCTCCATCCCTGCCGCCCGTGCCGCAGCCAACACCGCATCCTTGTTGTCAGCCGTGGCGGAAACGGAGTGATCCCACTCCACCCGCCAACTCCGTCCAGCGACTCGAACTCCGTCGAGCCTCCCAGCCGTCATCTCCTCGACGGCGATTTCTGCGAGCGACTCTCGCCGCTTCTTGAGTTCCTTCACGACCAGCTCGGCCACGTCGATTTCGCGGTCGATCTGGGCGATCTTTTCAAGCGCGCTCGAGAGCGGCGTTGTGTCTTGTCCGGTAGGAATTGCAAACGACATCGATGACTTCCTTTCTGTTAGAGAGAGCTTCATACACGCGGCCGTCTGCCGTTGTCTTATTCTGTAGGTAAGCAACTAGGCTGAAAAACCGCGTGTTTCGTTCCTGCCCAGGCCGATGGAGGCGGGCGATTGCTTGCAGCCACTCGGAGAGCGAGTGGCCGAGACTGTAAAAGATGCCGACGGCGGCCCTGGTGAGATCAATTCCGATTCCGCCTGACTGAATCTGAGCAACCAGTACGGCGGTCTCACCGGCCTGCCACGCGGCAAGGGAGTCCACTTTACCCGACAGCTCGCTCACGGTGCGACCCAGTTGGTTGCAAACGTGCAGGACACTGTCGATATCCGACCGAAACCGGCAGAAGACGACCAGCGGCTCGTTCTCGGGCATATCCTCGAGCATCTCCGCGAAGGCGGCCCGCTTCGACGGCGTCTCGTCGATCTGCCGCGCCGCGACGGTATCGTCGAGTCGCATGAAGCCGCTGGTGGCCTGGAGCATCCGCAGCAGGCCGACCATCGCGTTCGATGGCGTGATGTAGCCGCCATCGACCTCCGCACAGAATTCACTCTCGAGCTGCGTGTAGACTTTGGCCTCCTTGGCCGTCATCTCCACGGGCACCTCAATGTGATGGATCGGCGGGAGGTCGAGGACATCCTCGCTCTTCCGCTGGAATGTCGTCGCCGCCACGCGGGCAGCGAACTGCTCGCGGTTTCGCCAGCCGATGACCATGCCGGGGATCGCGGGATTCACCACGGCGTAGGTGGCCTTGAAGAGCGTGTAGGTCGTGCCGAACGTCGGGCACTCCGGCGATTCGACGGCCCGCCACGTTCCGTAAGCGTCGAGAGGCGACTGAGCCAGGAGCGTGCCGCTCAATCCGATCCGCTTCGCGGTCGGGTTTTTCTTGCAGAGCTTGGCCGCCCACTTACTGGCCGCGCCAGACGGCGACTTGAGCCTGTGAACCTCGTCCCACACGAGGCATTCCCAGGACAGCTTTTCAACTTCCTTGATTCGCCAGAGCGATTCGTAGTTGCCGACAACGATCACGGGCGATGTGTCGGCCATCGCTGCCATCAGCATTCGGCCTTTGTCGGCCGAGGTGCCGCGGTCAAGCAGGAGCACGCGAATCTCAGGCATCCACATTCCCGCCTGCTTCGCCCAGGCGGGAATCACCGCCTTCGGGCAACCGACCAGAATGCGGCGAATGCTGCCAGCGAGCATCATCCGCTTGATTATTTCCAGCGTGGTGCGGGTTTTGCCCGCCCCCATGCCGATCCACAACAGAACGTCGCGGCGGCCGTCGGCCCAGTCGATCGCTTCCTGCTGATGTACCCAGAGCATCCTGCTGCACTCCTTTGCGTGGGCAGGATAATAGGCTACTAGTCAACGATCAGTCAAGCGAGGTTTCGATGCCGCCCTTTTTTCCTGCCTGCCTCTTGGAGACGGCGGGCCAGGGAAGCGTTGGCTTCGCAGGAGGCTCGCGAGAAAATCCAGCATCGGCTGCGGTTGTTCCTCGTGTTGACGAGGATTCTGGCGACGAGATCGCCTTGCTGTGCTAGTCGAGTCGGAAACGTCCAATGGACGCCCATGATCTCGGCAGCCTCGCCTGTGCTGATAGCGTCACCAAACGCAATCTGATTTTTCACCGCCGCGAGGAGCTTGAGCATCGGCGGCCGGAGGTCGATACCCGCTCGAGGCCGCTTGCCGCTGCCACCCTGCTTGAGTTTCTCGGCGTAGTCTTCCCAATCCTTCTCGCACTCAGCGAGCGAGTACACCGTGAAGACTCGCTCTGGGTCGCTAACGACCGGGGATGCCAGGGTGCGAGTGGTCAGGAGCCCCTTCTCGGCCATTCGGTGCGGCGTCGTCCAGTGGACGCCTAAAACACACGCCGCCTCCCAGCTTCCGAGTGCCTGATCGATCTGCTTTGCTTTTGCCTTTGCCATCTCTCGGTCTCCTGGCGGGCAAGCCGCCAGAGAAGCATATTCCTCGGGATCGCCCAGAAGGACGATTTTGCCCAAACGCCACGGCTCCCCACTTGACGCGAAGTGGAGGATAGGGGATTTTAAGTGGGAACGCCACCCCCGGCGGTCAACGGCCAGCAATACGCAGTCCGTCCGAAAAACATGGAGGTTGCCGATGCGGAGGTTCAAGGTGATATGCGAGTGGACGGGAGACGTGAGCATGGATGCTGACGAATTGATCGTTTCTGCCGACAGCAAAGAGTCTGCCATCAAGAAAGCGAAAAAGAAATGGAGGTTAAACATCGGCGCGAAATGGCCCGACGCGCGTCTGGGGAAAGTTTTTATCTTCACGCCGGCAAGGCAGGCAAAGTCGACATAGGCCGAACCCACTCGTCCACCGCGCCCCACCAAGGGGGGGCGCGCCCACCTAGACTTCAAGCATCGGCGTGGTACTCCTTTTGACGGAGAGTCACCCCATGCGATTGCTTCAAGTGCTTCACGATTTCTACGCGCCGCTGACGGGAGTCAGCGACCGCACGATCACCCTCTACAGCTACACGCTTCGTGCGTGGGGGGAGGTTCTCGGGCGACCGCCTGAGACCACAGATTTAGAAGAGCTGTCGGTCGCGCGGTTCTTGGCTCACCGTGTTCGCACGATGTCGGCCGCGACGGCCGCGAAGGATAAGGCCCAGGTCACCGCCATCTGGGGGTTCTGCTCGAGGCGTAAAATGTGCGAGACGTGGCCTCAGACTCCCAGGATCATCGTGCCCGAGCGGGTGCCGGAGTGCTGGATGACGGACGAGCTTCAGCGAGTGATCGACTCCGCGAGGCAGGAGCCGTACAGCTACTGCGGCTTCTCTGGCTCGCTGGTGTTCCCCGCGATGCTCCTGACCGCTTACTCGACGGGGGAACGCATCGGCGCGATCATGGGCCTCAAGTGCCGCGACGTTCGCGGTTGCAGCGTTATCTTCAGAGCGGAGGATCGCAAGGGGCGTCGGCGGGACATTTTCCGCGACATTAGCGTAGCCTGCGCCGATGCGCTCCTGGCTGTTGCCCGCGGGCCAGAGGATACCGCCATCCCGTGGGATCGGCACCCAACCTACGTCTACAACCGGCTGAAGATCATCCTCAAACGAGCCGGCCTGCCGCACGGCCGCAAGGACAAGTTCCACAAGGTCAGGAAGACGACCGCCTCCTACTACGAGGCGGCCGGCGGCTCTGCCCAGCGTCTGCTTGATCACTCGAGCCCAGCGGTCACGAGGAAATACCTAGACCCCAGGATCGTCAGCCCAGGCGTGCCTGCCCCGAGCGTGCTTCCCAAGGTGGTCTAGGAATCGGAGTTCCACTCATCAGACATATCTCCGATGGTCTCGGCAGCGAACATGAGAGCCTGTGCGACTACGGCTATGGCAATTGCTATGGCTGCTAATAGCTTCGATATCAAGTTTGAACCCATGTCGCAGTCTTCTCGTCCAGCGTCCATCCTTCGCCGGGGCAGGGCGGCACGAACACGTCAAGCGGCTCGTAGTAGCGGTAGCCGATTGCGGCGTAAACGCCGCGAATGTTTCCGTTGTAGCTAGTCCGAAGGCACCTCTGCCCACGAACGGCTGCGTAGTGGGACTCCCAGTCGACGCCCTCGTTTTCGTCCCGCCCGACGATCACTTCTGTGACTGTGTTCGTGCCATCATTCGAGAGGAATGCGTAGTGTGCCATTTTAGTTGAACGTCACAGTGTCGGTGCCAGCCGTGATAGTGAGAGTAGTCAGATTCCCCGTGGTAGACGAGGACGTGGTGAGTCCAGCCCCGACTGTCACTCGCAGCCGAGCGTCGTACTGCACAACGACGACGCCGCTGCCGCCGTTGCCCGCAGCGTTATTGCTAGCACTGCCGCCGCCGCCACCGCCGGTATTTGCGCTACCGGCAACGCCGACGTTTCCAACTGTGGAGTTGCCGCCGCGACCGCCGCCACCAGCACCGCCAGACGCTAGGTTGCTGGTGTTGTTACTGCCGCCGCCGCCACCACCGCCGTATTGCAATCCAGTAATTGCCGAGGTGACACCAGCACCACCAGCACCACCGACGGCCCCAGCAGCGTTTGCGCCGTTGGCAGATGCACCACCACCGCCGCCGTGACCGCTACTGGCTGTCCCAGCCCCTCCATTGCCGCCGCCGCCAATGCCGATGCCAATAGCTGAAGTGCTTTGTGCGCCACCGCCGCTCGCGCCGGTCATGCCGATCCCCATAAGGCTGTTGGCAGTCGTCGCGCCGCGTGTGCCGCCTGCCCCGCCGCCGCTGCTGAGTATCGCGTCAAATCGCGAGGACGAACCACCGCCTGCGCGAGTGTCCACGGCGGTCGTTCCTGCTCCACCCGCGCCAACTCGCACCGACAGTGGCGTCCCTAGCGTAATCTGCACGGCCTGCTCAATGACGTTGCCAGCACCGCCACCGCCGCCCTGATGTCCGCCACCACCACCGCCGCCAACAACGAGAACTCGCGCAATCACGCTAACGCCAGAGCGCAGCCGCGAGGCACTCACCAGCGACGATGATGCGGCAGCGATTGTCATGTAATCTCGACCCCAAACGCCGAGAACGCCACGTTCGCCGACGCAGCGTAGACCGAGACTACATCCGTCGCAGCCAGCGTTATGCCGAGCGTGAGGGTTGCCGTGTCATTCGCAGGAAGTGCAGCGTCATAGGCGAGGTACTGCGAGGTCGCGATCGATGCACCGGCCGGTCGCACGGCGATCCGGTATGTCGTCGCGCTGCTCGCTGTGTTGCAAACCGTGATGGTCGAGCAGATAGCCTGCGTGGATGATGGCACCGTGTAGAGGGTCGATAGCGTCGTCGCGGAAGGATTTGATTGCCCAAGAACTTTATGCGTCTGCGGCATCTCAGCCTCCCATCAGCAGAAAAGGATGTATCGGAACGAAGTCGAGCCGTGCCTGCGAGAGCGTGCCAATTGCGAGATCGGAGGCTGAGATCGCCACAGTCCCAGTGCGGCCCGCCACGCTGACGACATTCGCAGAGACAGTGCCGCTAATCACAGACAGACCCGCCCCAACCACCACGCCGCCCAAAGACGAGGTGGTGGCATCTGGCAGCGTGTAGCTTGACGATCCGCCGCCCCCGCCGGAAACGCCGACTTCAACGTAGACGCCGTCTGTGAATTGATGGAGCCTAGACGTGTTGGAGGCGAGGTACAACACATTCGGCAGACCGACTGCGGGAAACGAACTCGTGGTTGCGTAGCTGGCAATTGACGAGAACGTCGTCACCACCCCAGCCGCAGAGCGGAAGAACAACCGACCGTCCGCTTGGTTCACGGCGAGAACGCCATTTCCCAGCGATGCCGGAGTATTTCCGGACGTGTTGCTGTAGAGGTTGCGAACTGTGTTTGCCACTGTCAGAAGCTTCCTGAATCGATAACAAGATTGTCGATGGAGCCGCCAGTGATGTTCACGTTGCTCGAACTCTGCTGGCTCATCGAGCCGAGGCCGAGGTTTGTGCGAGCCGTGGCCGCATCGGTCAAGTCGCTGAGGTTCGAGGCCTTGGCAAGCTTGCCGCCGATGGTTGTCGAGATCGTCGTGGAGAAGCTGGCATCCGAGTTCAAAGCGGAGGCCAGTTCTGCCAGTGTGTTTAACGCTTCTGGTGCCCCATTCACCAGCGATGACACAGCCGCCGACACGAAAGCCGTCGTGGCGATCTTGGTCGAGTTGTCTCCGGCCGCTGGAGTCACAGAGGCAGGCATTCCCGTGAACGTCGGAGACGCCAGCGGCGCATAGGTGCTGCTCGCAGAAGACTGCGTGAGATAGGTGCTGCTCGCAGAAGAGATCGTCAGGTAAGTCGTCGCGGCGTTTGCCGTGGTCAAGTAGTTGGCGAGTTGCGAAGACACGTCAACGGCCGCGACAGCCGAGGTGACATAGCTCTTGGTTGCGAACACCCCGTCGCCGCCGATGGCGATCACGCTTGTGGCGTTGCCGTCCTGCCCTAGACCCTTGCCATACCAAACCACACCATCGACCTCATTCACGGCGACTTCGCCGTTGAGAAGAGTTGCTGGTGCGCCAGCGTTGCCCGATACTCTACGCTTCAGCCTAAGACGATTTGCCATGATTGACTCCTAAAAGTTTTGTCCATCCAAAATCAGATCGCCTTCTGGCTTGTTGCGCCACTTGCCGTTCGAGTAACGAATCAAGTCTCCTTCCGCGACGTTGTTCAACTGCACGTCACTCGCCGCAGACAGGGCATTGCCGGGAGGGCCAATAACACCCTGCGGCCCCTGCGGCCCGATGCCGCCTCCGGCCGTTGCCTCGACGACCGACGAGCCGACGCTCGCGGAGATGACGCCGCTGCCACTGACGGTCGCCGTAATCGGCTGCGACGAAACACTCGCTGTGATGCTGCTCATGCGTAGACCTCCACAGTGCCGCTCAAAGCCGTTCGCTGCACGCTGCCGGGAGCCGTCCAGTCAAGCTGCCATCCGTATGTGCCAGCCGCGAGCGAGGCGGTCTGCGTGTCGGTGAGACTCACAGAGACTTGCCCTGCGGCAGCGTCAGCCAAGGTCGTCGTGAAGGGCATCACGGTCGCTCCTGTGACGAGACTCGTCACGGCGGCTGAGACTGAGTAGGAAGCCAGCGAGACGTTGAAGTCGATGAGCGTCGAGAAGTCTCCTGACTTCTTGAACGCCAGATTCATTGTGCCCGGTAGCAGGCTGAATGTGTTGCTCATTGTGCTGCCTCTTCGATTGCCTCGATATCACGCCGCCGATCAGTCGCCATCCGAACCACCGCTTGAGCCTCTGCGAGGGCTCGTGGCAATACGCTCGCCGCCCGCCAGAGACAGTAGCTGCCGATGGTTGAGCAGATGAAGAGTTCGAGGATGTTGCGCATGGTCTATGAAATCCAGAGCCGGAACTTTCCTTTTGAATTAGTACTGGAAGCAGTCCAATCCGCTGTTGAACTGTACGAAGTGCCTGTCGTTGAACTCAATTTGATGACATCTCCAGCGGTAACACTTATAGTCCTGCGCGCTCCGTGTGTGCCGAAAAATGTCTGACTGCCCACAAATGCTGTAGATAGAGTGCCGTTTCGCACATACCTCACCATGTCAGGGATTTCCGCGCCGTCATTCTCTCTGCCGCCGAACTCAACTGTAAGAGTGCCAGAAACCCCGCAAGTAAACTGCCAAACACGGTAAGTATTTGCGCCGTATCCCCAACCCCAATCAATTCCGTTTGGGGCAGCCGCGTCACTGGTTTGAAGCGGGCTTGCTGCTGTTCCGCTGCCGCTCCATGAGTACGCTGTCCCGACATCAGCGGTGCCGCTAGAGGGACTGACTGTAAGGCTCGCCGCACTCGGCGTGACGCTGCTGCTCGCCGCCGTGAAGGTGCCAGTACCCGCCGCACTCACGCCCGCAACTCGCACGGTATACGCCGTGCCGTTAGTTAAACCCGTCAGCGTGTAGCTAGTGCCGGTGCTGCCGGTAGACACAGTCTGGGCAGAGCCGCCCGATGGCGTGTATTCGACGGTGTATCCAGTGATTGCAGAGGTGCCGGGCGCAGACGGTGCCGTCCAAGACAAAGCGATCTGCGCGTTGCCTGCGGTGGCCGCGAGAGATGTGGGTGCATTGGGTGGAGTTCCAGCGCTAGGCGTGACGCTGCTACTCGCCGCCGTATAAGCACCCGTGCCTACGCCGTTGACCGCCGCCACGCGGAATCGATACGCAGTGCCGTTCGTCAGCCCCGTGACGGTCGCGCTCGTCGCGGTCGATGCAGCCGCCGAGAACGTCGTCCACGTTGCACCGTTGTCGCTACTAAACTGCTCACGGTAGTCGGTGATCGGTGCTTGCGCGATCACGCCAGTGGGTGCAGTCCAAGACAGTAAAGCCTGCGCGTTGCCGCCGGTCGCCGTGAGGCCGGTCGGTGCAGGGGGCAAGAACAAATCCCACCGGGAGTCTGCGGCTCCGGCCGATGCGACGAGTTCCCACGCTGATCCTGTCCACGACCACGTCCTTCCGTTGGCCGCGTATGTCTGTCCGACTGTCGGAGATGCTGGTGGAGAGAGCGGCATTAGGCGATACCCCATTTAGTCTTCAAAAACGTGCTGATCTGCCCGATTGCGGTGGACGAAATCTGCTGGTCATACAACGCGACCTCGCAGATATAGCCCTTCCACCGCTGGTCGGTTGACTGCGAGCCGAGGTTTGCGTAGCCAATAGTAAAACGGTCGCTTCCAGATGCGGGCGTCAACGTCCCACCGTCCTCTGAGTAGTATGTCAAGCCTACTGCCGTGCCGTTGACATACATCGCAGACGATGGAAGGTTGCCGCTAGGTATAGACATAGCTATGACGGCAAACGTGTTGTTGTAGGCCGACGAAGGGCTGAGTTGAGAGAAATATGTATTATTTTGCTGCCATACAAAAAGCGCAGCGTAGTCGTGCCTTACTTGCCATCTCCAGCCAGTATACAAACCCTGCGTCTTTGCAATCAGCGTGCCATAATTGTTCGCGTCTACTTTGGCGACGATGAATATCGTGCCGCCGGTCGATGTCAGGCCCATTCCATCGACGCCGTCAAGGCCGAGTCCGATCAGCCCGCCTCCATCGACGCCGAACTGAAGAACTGAACGGCCATTCTGGAAAGACGATCGAAGAGTCGGGCCTGTGTAGGCCGCATTGATTGCATCCGCTCGCAGCGTGGCGTGCCGACCGTTCCCCGATCGGTCTTCCCAGCGTTTCACGACGCTGTCCGCCGACGCGACTGATCCGCCAGAAACCGCCCCATAGAGCGTGCTGGATTCTGAGGCGTCATACCGTGCAAACAGACCAGAAGTCGTCTGGATGATGTCGCCCGAGGCAGGAGTCACGGCACTGCTCGCAGACGAAAACGCACCCTGCCCGAGGCTGTTCGCTGCGGCCACGCGGAACACATACGCCGTACCGTTGGTCAGACCCGTCACCGTCGCAGTAGTGCTGGTTGAAGTCCCGTCGCTGAAGGTCGTCCACGACGAGCCCGAGTTGCTGCTGAACTGAACGACATAGTCCGTAATCGGCACTGCCGAAAGCACGACTGTAGGTGCCGTCCACGAAACGGTCGCTTGTGCGTTGCCGCCTGCCACAGTCACGCTGGTCGGCGCGGCTGGCGTGAACAATGCTTGAAGCACTGTGTCTGTGCCGTCTCCACCAGCACTACCACCGCTCACGCCCAACTCAAGGTAAGCACCCTGCCATTGGTAGGCGCGAGACGTGTCCGTTGCCAGATAAATCACTCCGCTACTCCCCGTCGCGGGGAATGCGAAAACCGTCGCGGCAGCGACTACTCCGCCGCCACCGCTCGCGGCGACGAGTTCCCACACATTGTTTCCCGCGTAGCGGTACTCTCGCGAGTTTTGCGTTGACAGTGCCCCAACTGATGGGTTGCTTGGGAAGCTCAGTGGCATGATTACCTCTAGTTACCGATCTCGACATAGACGCTGTTCGCTGTGTCCCAGCGAAGCGCACGTCCAAAATCCGTGAGGATATAAATGGTGTTGCTGGCACCGACAGCAGGCAGAGACCCCGCCACAGCGACCTCGACGATGTTCGCAGAGCCGCCAGAACCGCCGGCACCGACGACGGCTGGCCTGTTAGCGGCGTTACCCGCGAACAGCTTGTTGTCTGCCGCGTTGTAGGCCAGTTCGCCGTAACTGAGAGTCGGCGTCGAGCCTGCGACGTTCGAGCGTTTTATTTTGATGATCTTTGGCATTGTTATGTTTTACCATGCCGTAAGGGCAGCAACGAAGTCTGTGCCTGCACTTACGCTTGCCCAATTTATCTGCGGGCCGATCCGAGTCGGCGACAGCACAACCGAGACCGAGTTTCCACCAATTTGAGCGCTCCTGTTGCTGCCCCAGCCCCACAGCTCGCCTTCTGCCGTGGTCGCGAAGGCGCACTCGCCGCTGACGGAAACGCTTGACCAAGTTTTACCGAGTCCGATCTGCGTCGGAATGACTCGGGGGTCGGTCGTCCCGTCGCCAATCCCGTAACTGCCACCGCCCCACCCCCAAAGGCCGCCGCCAGATGTGATCGCATATGAAATTGCGTTACGCGACGAACCTCCGACCCAGTCGCTTGATGTTCCGATTCGGACGGGTGAGGTTCTGGGCGAGATTGTCCCGTCACCGACTGCGCCAGAGGCGTTGTAGCCCCAGCCCCATAGCTGGCCGGTCGTCGTTATGGCAAAAGAATTGTCGCCTCCAGCAAAAACTTTTGACCAATTCGTTGCCGAACCAATTCTCACAAGGGTTTCTGTAGGGTTAGTCGTTCCGTCACCGACTTGGCCGAAATTGTTGTATTCGCCGAGACCCCAAAGTTCACCAGCCGAGTTGATTGCGAAGATCGTAAACCCTCCGCAGGCGACAGCAACCCAATTGCTTGCCGACCCTATCCTTCGAGGGGTATCCGGCGCTCCCTGCAAATCAACTCCCCAAGAATAAAGAGCGCCCCCAGCAATTCCCGCGGAGTGGTAGTCGCCAGCAGAAACAGAAGTCCAATTTGAGGCCGAACCGACGAAGAATGGGGAGTTCTTGTTATCTCGCGAGCCGAGGCCAAGCTGCCCATAACCGTTGAGCCCCCAGGCCATCAAGCGTCCAGTTGTTGTGATCGCTAGCGAATGATACCTACCGGCAGCGATACTCGAGAATCGAATTGAGGAAAACGATATCAGCCCCGACGGCGGCGGCGGCGGGACGATGTTGTATGTGCCGCTTCCAAGCTGCCCCTGCGCGTTGTTGCCGCCCCATGCCCAGACCTGACCGGATTCGTCGGGTACGGACAGCGGAGCAGGAGCGCTCGTGAGCGATGTCGAGAACGTGGAGCCCGAGAGGCCAGACGTTGCCGTCACAACAACCCTATACACGTCGCCGTTGTCGCTCGCATATTTCAAGTTATTCAGAGACAGAGTCGCGGATGCTCTTCCTGGCAAGTCGACGAAGCTTCCAACACCTTTCGTCTGCTTCTGCCACTGATACGAGAGAGCAGAGAAAGGCGACGTTGTGGCCGATACGAGAAAAGTAGCTGCACCATACAGAGACGTTTGAATCGTCGGCTGGTATGTGATACTCAGCGACGGGCTGGGGACGTTGAGTGTGGCTGTTCTGCTGAAAACGGTGGGCGCTCCGCTTGCGGAGATCGCTGCCCGATAAGCGTCTTGATCGTTCACTGACGCAGTGAGTCCTGACAGCGAGAGCGTCCGACTCGTTGCAGAGGGAATGTCGGCGAACAACGACGATCCAGGCTTCTTAACTTGCCACTGGTAAAAAACGGTCGCGAGATTCGAGGAAGTTGCGTTAGTTGAGAAAACAGCCGAGCCAGTAAGAGACAAGAAATCTTGAGGCTGCTCTGTGATATTTATGTCCGCTGACGGAACATTCAATACTGCGATCCCGCTCGTCACGCTGACGCCGGAACCATCTGCTGACGAGACGACGACACAGTATTCGTCGCCATTATCGGCGGCTGGCGTCAGCCCGGTCAGGCTCAAAACGCTGGCGGTCGCTCCGGCAACGTCAGTAAACGTGCTTGACCCGCCCTCCCGTTTTCTCCACTGATACCGGAGCGAGCCATACGAGATGGTCGCCGTAACAGAAAGGGCCGCAGTGCCGCTGTAGGTCAATACACTTTTCGGATCGGACAGCACCGTGATGGCCGGCAGTGGCACGGTCAGGGTTGCGGAAAAGCTCGTCGCGCCGATCAAGCCGTTTGTACCCGAAATCACAACCCTATAAACGTCGCCGTTGTCTGTGACTGCCGATAGCCCTGACAGGAAGAGGTCGGGCGAATTAGAGCCTGGAATGTCTATGAAAGGCCCAGCGCCAGACTCTTGTTTTTGCCATTGCCACGCCAGCGATGAAGAGCCGACCGTTCTTGTAAGGACAGAAAATCTCGCCGTCCCGCTAGAGGCAAAAACAGACGCCGGGTGCGAGATGAACTCAACGTAAGGCGTGGGCAAGACGGTGAGGGTTGCTTCATTGCTATACGCTGCCGCCGCCCCTCCTGTCGCCGACACTATCACGCTGTAAGCGTCTCCTGTATCAAACACGGGGCTTAAACCCGTCAGGGCAAGCGTAGCGCCCGTCGCGCCGGGCACGTCTGTGGAAGTCACGCTGCCCGACTCTCGCTTCCGCCATTGGTATGAGAGAGTCGCCCCTCCGGTCACGCTTGCGGCCACAGAGAATGTTGCGGAGCCTCCGACGGACGATTGCGAAGACGGCTGACTCGTTATCACGATTACCGGCACCACTGCGAACGACAGCTTCGCTGCTTGGCTAGTGACGGATGCTGCGCCACCTGTTGCCGAGACGACCACGCGATACCAGTCGCCGTCATCGCTCGCGGACGAGAGCCCCGTTAGCGGCAGGGTTCTGGATGTCGCGCCGGTCACGTCCGAGAACGGGCCTGCGCCCGACTCTTGCTTCTGCCACTGATATGACAAAGTGGCCCCGCCGGTCACGGTGGCGGTTGCGGCGAACGTAGCCGCATTGCTAGCCGCCTGCTGGCTGGTGGGTTGCGAAGTGATTGCGATAACAGGCAAGGAGATCACCGTCAACGACGCCGCCCGCGACGTTACGCTCGCTGCCCCGCCAGTCGCAGAGACAATGCAGCGGAATTTGTCTCCGTTGTCGCTGGGGGATGCGGGGTAGATCGACAGGCTGGCACTCGTTGCGCCGGATATGCTCCCGCCATTGGATACATCCACGAAAGCCCCCGCCCCAGACTCCTGCTTTTGCCATTGATATGACAGCACAGAGCCGCCCGTGACTGAAGAAGACACAACCAAAGTCGCCGTGCCCCCCTCGGCGACCGAAGCGTCCGCGGGGCTGTTGCTCTGAACAGTGATTGCGGGAACAGGAACGCTCAGTGCGGCAGAAAGACTCGTAACCGAGACCGCGCCGTCTGTTGACGAAAGGACAACCCGGTATACGTCTCCGTTGTCGTTGGCGTAAGTTAGCCCAACCAAGTCGAGGCTCGCACTGGTGGCACCGGAGACAGCCACGAACGGGCCAGCGCCAGACTCTTGCTTTTGCCACTGATATGAAATTGTCGCACCACCCGTAACGGACGCAGAGACGCCGAAAGTCGCTTCGCCAGAGACGTTTGCAGTGCGACTAGACGGTTGTGACACAATGGTGATGACCGGAGAGGCTACGGTGAGCGTAGCCGCACCGCTGGTGACGCTAGTCGCTGCCCCCGAGGCAGAGGCAACGACCTGATACAAGTCGCCGTTGTTCGTGGCGTTTGTCAGCCCGGTCAGCGCGAGTGTTGAACTCGTGGCTCCTGGTATGTTTGCAAAGCTACCAACGCCCGCTGCCCGTCGCTGCCACTGATACGAGACCGTTGGGGTGAAGGTGGCTACGGCAGTAGCGGTAAAGGTAGCAGAACCACCCACCGCGACTTGGCTTGAGGGCTGCGAAGTAATCGTTATTACTGGAACGGGCACCAGAACAGCCACGGCCGCGCTCGTGACACTCGTTGCTCCACCAGTGGCTGAGATTACAACGCGATATAGGTCGCCGTTGTTCAAGGCGTTCGTGAGACCCGACAGCGACAGCGTGTTACTTGTGGCACCGCTTACGGTGACGAAGTCGCTGACGCCATAAGCCGATCGCTGCCATTGATAAGAAAGCAGTGCCACTGCCGAAGCAGAGGCCATAACCGAAAAGGATGCTGCACCACCGTTGGCAGTCTGGGGGGCTGGCTGCTGTACGATGGCGATCACGGGCAGCGGTACGATCAGCGCCGTCGCGTTGCTGGTGACGCTCGCTGCTCCGCCAGTTCCAGAAACCACGACGCGGTAGGCGTCTCCGTTGTCGTTTTGGTTTGTCAGCCCCGTGAGCGTCAACTGAAACGATGTCTTCCCGGCGATGTCTGCGAAATCGCTTGCCCCATTCTCGCGTTTCTGCCATTGATATGAGACCGTAACGCCTGCGCTTGCGGCAGCGGAAATATCAAGCAATGCCTGACCGGAAGATGTATTTGTGGTTTCCGGCAATCTGCCGACAGTCAGCTTCGGATACACAATCGCGGATTCGCTTGAATATAGAGCGGCTGCACCGCCAGTCGCGGATACAGCTACCCGATAAACATCCGAGTCGTTGTCTGCCGTCAGGCCGGTCAAGGACAGGGTTGACGATGTCTCGCCGGCAACGGTCGCGAAGTCGCCGACTCCGTACCTCTTTCGCTCCCACTGGTATGAAAGCGTTGCGCTTTTCGTGACAGAAGCGACCACGGTAAGCGATGCCACGCCGTTGATCGCGACCCTCGTCGCCGAGGGCTGCTGCGAGATGGTGATGAAGGGCGCGGGGACGGTAAGGGACACGGCGTTGCTCGTCGTCGTCGTCGCGCCGCCGGTCGCGGACACGACGCAGCGATATCGAGAGCCGTTGTCGGCAGGGGTTGTGAGGCCCGTGAGGGTCAGCGTTGCGCTCGTGGCAGTTGGTATGTCAGCGTAAACGCTCGACCCAGACGCGGCTCGTTGCCACTGGTAGAAAATCGCGGAACCAAGCGTGGCGGTCGCCGTAATCGAAAAAGTGGCTTCTCCAGTCAAGGAGGCGACGGCTGCTGAAGGCTGCGAAGTAATCGCCAGGACAGACGAGGGGACGCTCGCTGTGAGTGTCGCAGAAGCACTATTCACCGTGCTGAAGCCAGACTTTGAGAATACAGCGCGGTATCTTGACCCGTTATCGCCAAACATCGGCCTAAAAGAGAGCGACGGAGATGTTGCCCCAGCGATAGTTGACCAAGTCGCCCCCGCGTCGAGGGATTTTTGCCATTGGATAGACGGGACTCCAAAGGGAGTCGTCGCAGACGATGAGAACGTCGCTGATAGCACGCCTCCAAAGTCAATGACAGCAGCCGATCCGTTTAGGATGAATCCGCTGCTCGACTTGGCATACTTGATCGCCTTGTTGCCGACGACCTGTCTCTCTGTCGTGAACTGAGGCAGCGAGCTTCCCCTGCTTGTCCAAGTGAGGCCGTCAAGACTGGTGTAGAAGACTGGCACGCCCGCAGAGCTTCTTCCGTTCGCCATGAAGCCACCGTCGACCGCCGTGATTGTGTCGGCCTGCTGCGCGGCTCCGCCAGATTGGCGAAGAACCCAATTCAGCCCATCGTTGCTGCTCGCGATTCCAGTCGCCGTCAAGGCTGCATATCTTCCGTCGCGGAACGCTATTCGGCTAATCTCTAAATTAACACCGCCGAAGTCCCACGATCCGTCCGGTCGCTGCGCGTAAATTACGCTACCGAAACCGCTTGCCGCTGGCCCTACGATGACGAATCGCCTTCCGTCATGCACGGCATGAGTAAGCGTGGAAGCAAAGATGCCCGTTCCTGACGGCGACCCCACGCCAGCGTTCGTTACTTCATAAATCGCATCAAAGTTGGCACCAGTCAGTAGAATTTTCGATCCGTCGCTTGAAACGCATATCTCTGGAACGGTGGAAGACGTTGTTGCCGATACGGAAGTCCAAGAATTCCCATTGCGCGAGAATAGGATGCGGCCTGCGCCTTGGTAAGCAAAGAACCACCCTCCTCCGCTTTCAACGAAATAGAGATCGGAAGTCACCGATGAAGATGACGCAAGAGACGACGTGGTGCTTGTCCAGTTAATCCCGTCAGTGCTTTTCGCGGAAACGATCGTAGCTGACCTTGGAAGAACCGTTAGATAAACTCCGTTTCCATGCACTACTCGCGACCACACGCCAGCGTGTGGAAGTACATCCAGCCGGGAGGCCCACGTCACGCCGTCGTCACTTGTTGCTAGGTAATCGCCAGCACTCGCGTCGGCTGGCGTTGCGAACCACTTATCGTTCGCGACCGACACGCTGCTCCAAGACCCCGATGGAAGCGTAAATGTACGAGTCGAGTACGCGGACGAAGCGGCAGTTGTGTTGCTCGGTTGCTGCGTGACCGTGATTGTGTCCGCAGGCACGGTCAGGGTGGCCGCACTCGACCGAACAGTGCTCCAGCCGCTCTTCTCGAACTTCGCTCTGTATCGCTTTCCAGAGTCGCTGCTCGTGAGTCCAGTCAAGTTCAGCGACGAGTTTGTCTGCCCGCTCAAGTCCGAGAAGTTCGCGCCGTCGCTTGAGACTTCCCACTGAATCGTCGGTGCCCCCGCGGGAGACGTTGCGGCAGACGAAAAGGAGGCAGAGTAGTTCGGCGTCGTGCCAGCAACCGGCTGGCCTGTCTGGCTGGCTGGCTGCGTCGTCACGCTGATTGGTGCCACGTTCAGCGTGGCCGCATTACTCGTTACGTCAGGGTAGCCGCTTGACGACACGATGCAGCGGTATCGCCGACCACTGTTGCCGGTCTCGGTGACCGCACTCAGCGAGAAGCTTGCCGACGTGGCTCCGCTCACACTCGTCCAATTCGTTCCGTCTGGAGACGATTGCCACTGGTAGGTCAGGCTCGTCCCAGGGGTCGTGGCAGAGACGGCGAAGCTAGCTGATGTGCCGTTAGTCAGGGACACGCTCTGCGGCTGAGTCACAATCGAGATCGCCGCCGCTATCGTCAGCGTGGCCTCGCCGCTCGTGAGCGTGGCCGTCGGAGTCAGCTCGACGGCCACGGCCGGGAACCAACCGCCGACTGCCGAGCCGCCCGTGCCAGACGAGCCTGTCGAAATCACGACGCGGTACTTGTCGCCGTTGTTGGCGGCGTATGAAAGCGAGTCAAGAGATAGAGTGGCCGACAGCCCAGTTGCGATGTTCGACCAAGCGCCAACACCACCAGCCTGACGCTGCCACTGATAGAGCAGTTCTGCGCTCTCAGTGGCTGATGCCGTGACGATGAACGTAGCAGCACCAGCCACTGCCGTCTGATCAGCCGGCTGCACCGAGATCGAGATCGTCGGAGTCGTCCAGTCTTCGATCGCAGCCCGCCGCCACTGGTTCACGTCGTTGGCGACGTAGACGTAGTCTGAGTCGTAGCTGAGAGCACCGGCCTTTGTGACCGCCGTTGTCGCCGTCGGCGCGGTTGACCAAGCTATCCCGCCAGCCTCAATCGTGACGGCACCTGTCTTGCCGTTGACGCTCTGGACGGGAGCCGCCGCAGCCGCCCGAGCCGACGTGAAGTAGAGGTTCGTCGTGCCTTCGATCACCGCGTCGGTTGAGCCTGGGCTGCTGGCGATTTCGACGTAGGCCGACCCGCTCCATCTGTAGAGCTTGCGAGTGTCGACAGTGACGTAGAGCTTTCCGCTCTCGCCAGTTATGGAAGCCAGCGCGGAGAATGTTGCCGCTTCGACGATGTCGTCGACATAGCTCGGGAGGAGGCTGCTCGAGATTTTTCCAGAGCCGTCAAGCGTCACATAGGTGCCAGCCGGCTGCTTTAAGTCCAACGCCGACTGTAATCCGATCACGTCGCTTACGGCGTGCGAATGCGTGGAGGGAGCGAAGGTGGCTGGCACGCCCGTCAGATTGCCGTAGGCAATCACAGGCACCGGATGGACGTGGTCGGCTCTGGACGCCGTGAGAGCTGAACCACCCCGCGCTACGCCGAGCGGCTGGGGGGTCTCGTCGGCGAGGTTCGCGGTTCCGTCCGCTCCACGAGGGATGGTGAAGTTCAACGTCACCGTGCCGCCGCTCGCCACCGTGTCGATCTTCGCAGACGAGCCAGCGGAGCCAGTTGCCACCGTTCCGACTTGTACCGTCGTGAACGGGCCACCCGGCCCCTGCGGCCCCTGCGGGATGACGAACGAAATCTGCTGAGACGGAGCTGCGCCCGTGATGGTCACGGCAGCGGTCGTCCCCGTCGTGACTCCTGCAACGCTCAGTGAGTTCGCCGGCCCCGCCGGCCCCACGTCTCCCTGCGGCCCTTGGATTCCAGTTGCTCCTTGAGGCAGCACCAGATTCAGCGTCTGCGTCGGTGCCGTGCCGGTGATCGTCGCCGCGGCGTCAGGCCCAGTGATAACCGTGCCGATCTTGAGCGACGATACCGGCCCCGCCGGCCCCTGCGGCAGCACAAACGAGAGCGACTGAGACGGGGCCGATCCCGTGATACTCACGGCTGCCGTGGCACCCGTGGTGACGCTACCAATCGACAGCGAGTTCGATGGGCCAGTTGCTCCTGGCTGAAGCACAAACGAGAGCGACTGAGACGGTGCCGATCCCGTAATGCTGACGGCCGCCGTCGCGCCTGTGGTGACGCTGCCAATCGACAGCGAGTTCGCTGGCCCCACCGGCCCCTGCGGCAGCACGAATGAAAGCGATTGAGACGGAGCTGCCCCCGTGATGCTCACGGCAGCCGTTGTGCCAGTGCTCACGCTACCGATCGACAGCGAGTTCGCCGGCCCCGCCGGCAGCACAAACGAGAGCGACTGGGACGGTGCCGATCCCGTGATGCTGACGGCCGCTGACGTTCCAGTGCTGACGCTGCCGATCGACAGCGAAGTCGCCGGCCCCGTCAGGCCAGTGGCCCCGCGAGGCAGCGAGAAATTGAATTTCGCGGCGAATGCCGAGCCGACGTTCGTGACGGTCGCCGTCTGGGTCGCGTCGATCGTCGTGACCGTTCCAGCCTCGATCGTCGCCGCCGCACCGCCGCCGCCGCCGCCTTGGGCTCCGACATTGACGTTGACCGTGTCGCCGTTACCCACGACGCTGTTGATGCTCGTCGAGCCGACGACGACAACGCTGATTTCGCTCATGGGGCCACCGCCGTGACGCTGCCGCTAATGATTGTTCGGGTGATCTCGCCGGGGGCAATCCAGCGGAGATACCAGCGGTATGTCTGCGTCGGCGACAGCAGCTTGGTCTGCGCCTCAGAGAGTCCGATCACCATCGACCCCGTCGTCGGGTCTGGTATGCCGATGGTCGGCTGCGTGATCGTAGTGCCGACGCCGCTCAAGGAGCCAGCGCCACCGCCCTCAGTGGTCGTGTCGCTTTGATAGATGTAGCTTTCCCAGGAATAGCCTGAAACATTCCGCTGGAGCGAAATGGAAATATTCCATTCATCTCCGCGAACCGCTCGCAAATTTAATTCACCTGGGAGCAGCGTGAAATCAGGCAATTTTCACCTCAGTTCGTGGCCGATTCGCCAAACTGGCCCGACTTCTTAACAACCGCCTGCTTGATCTCTCGCTGGTCGGTCGCAATCGCCTGGAGGGTTTCCGCCTGCTTGAACTGGGTCTTGCCGATCTCGTCCAGAGTCTCTCGAGTTGAGTCCAGAAACTCGGTGTGAGACTTCACAATTGGCACTACAACCGTGCCGTGGAGCGTCACCGCGGCCTCTCGCATGAACCAGATGGCGACGGCCAAGAGGACAAGGGGCACTCCGAAACGCTCGGCCACGCGGAACGCGGCCTCCACGAAAGATTCGCTGCTCATCTGCGACTCCGCGACGACGAAAGATAGGCCGGTAGCCTATTCTAAATTGTAGCAGCGAAGAGCTGGCGTCTGAGGTCATCCAGAGAGCCGGAGTTGTCGATGGTTCTGGCGATCATGTGGTCGCTCACCCCCGCCTCGCTCTGGTGGGCAGCGGCCTCGTCGGCAAGGCACCGCCAGCCCGGTCGGGCTACCCGCCACACCTCGCCGCCCGCGTCGATGACTGCCTGGGCCTCGTTGTCGAACCGCACGTCGGTGATGACGACGCCGCGCCCGACGGCCATCTCAGGCTTTGCTCGTTCCATCGTGATGCGAATCCAGATTTCTGGATGAATGGTGCCGCGCCCCCACTCGGTGCCGAGCGTCTGGAGCATCTGCCTGGGCGACTTTCCGAGCCACGGGATGATGGCCTCTTTCACGTCGCGATCCTTGAGTCTGGCGATCGGCAGACCAGTAATTGTCGAAAGACACTCGTAGAGCGGGTCGGCGAATGCCATCTGCACGAGCGCGCCGCCGTCGGAATCCAGAAGGAATTCTGCCACAGTGTTCTTTCCTGCCCCAGCCGGCCCGCAGAGTCCAATCAGCATGAGAAATCCCTCCCGTCGAAACGAACCGTGACCCCCACCGTGTCTGCCAAGAGTCTCTGGCTCACGCACGCCTCGGCCAGAATCTTTTCAGCAAGCTCCACCTTGAGCAGCCATCGCCCAGGCGTGGCGTTGCGGAGGGCGATCAGGCCGACGACTTCCTTGATGCCCGCCATGACGATCGCCCTGGCACAGTCAGTGCAGGCGAACCAGGGGCAGTAGAGTGTCCCGCCGGCCGTCGCCGCACCCGCCGCGGCGGCCTTGTAGATCGCCGCCCTCTCGGCGTGCTCAATGAAGTCGTACTTGAACGGCCGCTCGAGCCGGTGCGAGGGGCGGGCCACCCCAGGCGGGACGCAGTTGGCGGCGTAGACGGTCTGGCGGCTCGTCACGAGCACGGCCCCGTTCTGAGTGTCTTTGTCGTGAGAGTGCTGGACGGCATAGCGGCAGGCTTCTCGGAGGTAGTCGATGTCGGTCATTTTGTCGGCCCCGCGACGTGCATGGCGGTGAGGCCACCCTCGGGGAGGTAGATGAAGGTTTCCATGCCTCGCCGAGAGCCCAGGTAGCCACTGGCCGCGTGCCACTCGTCGGCAGGGGCGATGCTGGGGGCAGTCCGCAGGGTTACAGAGTCCTCTGATGCGATCATCTTCTCGGCGGCCTGCCCGTGCAGATGGCCCGTGTGGTATTCCCGATACCAGCACTCAGCCCACTGCTTCGATGCCTCGATCGCCATCAGTGCTGGAAGTCGCTTTCGTGCGCGATCCCCGTGTGTTGCACCCAGTAGCGTCCCGCCCCATGAGACGTACTGCCGGCGGGTGTAGTCATTCGACACCGCCACTCGCTCATCGTTGCGGAACCGCTCGCACAGGATTCGGCGAAACGCGGTCGACAGCATTTCGTCGTGATTGCCTGGAACGACGAGCACGTCGGTCTGAGCTGTTCGAGAAGCACGCTCGACAACCCCGATCAGAGCGCTGCACCCCGTGTTCCAGACTTTCTGAATTCGCCCGTCGTTGTCCTGGGGAGTCCCTGCCGTCGTCGCTCCCGCTGGGCCGTCGGAGTTGAAGAGGTCGCCGAGGAACAGGATCGTCCGTTTCGCTGGCTTGTAGGAGTCGCCGATGTCGATTAGCTCGTCCGTTGTTTCTCGGATGATCGTCTCGGCGATGTTCACGTCGAAGTCAGAATCACCAGTCGATTTTGACCAGCAGTACCTACCAATATGGGCATCCGCGATTACCAGAACTTGCCAGAGGTCGCCTCGATCTTTCTTCTTGATTGCTTTCTGCTTCGTCCTGGGCAGATTGGCACCCGCGATCATCGCCTCGACAGCTTCTCTGATACCTGGGCCAGCCTTGGGCTTGAGACGCACCCACACGCGGTGCAGCTCGGTCACGGTCGGCTCGCCATCGTCGCCGGCCGTCGCGACTTCCCATTTGGTCGCTTCAGATGCAGCTACATCGTAGGCCCGCATATCAGCTTCGATGTGCTGAAGGAGGTCTTCGACCGTCTTGATTCGCCGGCTCGTCGAACGCGCCTCGAGCACGTCGCCCTCGCGCCGCTGCGATACTTGTTCCGCGTCGGCGGCCGGCTTCGGCGTGGCGGCGGCTGCCGCGGCCGAGAGGATGTCGCCTGTCAGCCCTGCGTCAGCCATCTTTGCACCTGTCGCCATTTGGAGGGTGTGTAACCGCGTGCCGTGAGCTTCTCGACGATCGTCTTCGCCATCTGGCTGGCCGAGACGCCGGTCGAGCCGGAGGTCTTTCGCCACTGATCACGCACCGCCAGAACGGCGTCTTGATGCTCGCTTGACAGACCTTGGAACCAGCTTTGGTTTGCTGGCGACGGCTTTGCGCTTTCCAGAATCTCCGCTGCCAAGTCCATCCGGCTTCTCCTTGAGGTGAATCCACCCGTCGTCGTCTGGAATGCCGCCCCCCTCGACCTGTTCGTCGTCGTCATCGGAGAAGACGAAGTCTTTTGGTGGTTTCGGCATGGCCTACAGTCTCTCTTAGTAGTCTGTGGGGGTCAATGCTGGTTCTTGCGTGCATTCTTGATAGCACGATTTACTAGGAATCTGCCAGCAGCGTCCAGAAACGGCAGGCCGCGTTTTTCCGCCTGGACTCTAAGGTGAGCCACGATCTCGTCCATGCGAAGCTCGCATTCATCGCAGCCCCAGGCGTTCATCTGATGCGCCATCGCATTGCAGGGGCATGTGTCGGTTGCTGTGATTCTAAAAGGCCACCCCGCCAGGAGCTTTTTCAGCTCCGCGCCTGGGCCGTTCGCCATCCTGACCAGCTCGCTGAAGTCGCTTTCCTTGGGCGGCAACCTTGAGCTAAGAGGGAATGCGGCGTGGCTCGTATCTATCGTCCACAGGTCTCCGTCTTGCGACACAACGCACGGCATAACCTCGTCAAGAGAGTAGCCGCGCTCCTCGCAGCGGGATTCAAGGTGCATTCTGTGACATTTGACTATGGCAGGGGATTGCATGGGTTTGGTGCGCAAGGCACTCCTTGTCCTAAAAATACTTCGCCGCTTCCGCTGCAAGCGCACGGCCTGGTTTGCCTGCAAATGACCCTGTTGCTACAGCACGCGCCAGACTGACCGCACTTGCCTTCGCATTCCTGCTGGGTTGAATACCGCGAGCCATCGGTTTTGCCGTGAATGACGCTGCCACCACCGATCGGTAATTCGTCCGCTTTATAGCAAGGCATTTTATGGTATCCAGTAACTATTTGCTGATGGTTACGTCAACGCAGGCGTAAACGCTCCACTGCCTGCCAGCGCCAGTTACTTTTATTGCAGAGCCATTTCGGAGTAGCTCAAAGGCCGCCCGAATATCAAACCGCCGCCCTACGTTGGAACAAATGTCATAATCACCCAAGAAGACGCCCTCCATGCTCATGTCGCCGCCGGAAAAAAAGAACCAGTAGAATGTGCCCAGCGTTGGCGGCCAGCGGCCAGCGGTCATCCTGATGCTGACGCCCTGGGAGTAACTGTAGTTCACGCAGTTGCCAGCAATTGCGCCTTCAATCAATCGATTTGTTCTCGGCTCAAGTCGCTTGAACGGCCCGTATACGTCTTGCTTCAGGGAGTAAGACCCTTCAATGGTGGCAAATCGAAAAAGGTCTGGCGGTGCGTACAGTCTTCCGCCTGAGAATTCACCGCCAACGTCATTTTGATCGCAATAACGAAGATTACTGAACGCGAGTGTAATAGAGCTGGGTGGTGTACTACCGTTTGGACAACAACAGTCAACACATAGCCAGCCGGGGTCGCAGCAAGGACACGCCATGTCAAATCTCCAGAGATATGAAGGTGGCCGTGTAAGTTCCTGTCATTATCGTTGCGGTCTCCGTTTTGGCCGAGGCCAGAATCGTCGCGGATTGCGTGTTCGCCAGCGACACGATCGTCGCGGTCTGCAACGCCCCCGCAGTCCTGAAAGTCGTCGTCGTGGGGTCGTTGGCGACCTTGAACGTCGTCGTCTGCGGGTTGTTGGCGACCTTGAACGTCGTCGTCTGCGGGTCGTTTGCCGTCTTGATTTTTGTCCTAGCGGTATTGACTGTGATGCTACAGTTAGAGGTATTTAGATAGGCGCTGACGCTTGCAATAATATCGACCTCGGAAACAGACGACACATACGTTAGGGACTTCTCTGTGACCGAACTGACGTGCGTGAGTGACAACTCCGTGATCGAACTGACGTGCGTTATCGTCCTTTCCTCACCTGCGCCAGCGAAGTTTATGGTCTTAGTATCTGCGGAGCTAATGAATGTTATTGTTTGTGGATTAGCCGCGCCTATGTAAGTGATGTCCCGCGTGGCCGTTGCCATGATCGCCGTCTTCGACGACATCTGGAACGAGACGAGATACCACTGGGTGCCGTCTTTGGCGATGTTGACGATGCGGCTGGTCGCAGTGCTCTGCGGAGACGGCAGGCTGACGAGCTTGTTCAGGACGCTGACGGTGTTTGGCGTGCTGGTGATGCCGTAGAACTTCACGCTCTTGGAGGAATCGATGGGCCATGCGCCGGTGGCCGTGCAGACGCGGAAGACTTTTGGCGAAAAGCTAGTGCCGCCGTCTTCCAGCGCAGTCGGAATGCGGCTTATCGGCCCACCGAAAGGGATGGACTCCACCTTCGCGATCGTGCTTTTCAGCTTCTCGCGGAGACTCTCTCCGATAAGGTATTTGCCGTCAGGCATTAGGAGAACCACCGAATGCCGAAGTTGGAGAAGTTGCTTCCGAACGCCATCTCTGGCTGGATGCAGATGCGGTTGATCAAAACCTTCTGGGATATCGGAAATGCTCGCGTGTTCCGCGGGGTGCCGTCGTCATTGAGCGCCACGGGCTGCGCGGATGGCCTCTGAGTCCATCCGCCTTGGCTTGCGGGAACCGTAACCATCGCCCTTGTTCTTTTGGTTTGAGTTCCAAAAGCGTATGTTTGTGGAGTTCCTTCACTGTTAAGCTGAACTTTTCCGCTCTCGTCATGCTGAAGAGTCAGGGATTCGATGTCAACTTGATCTGGAGACGACAGGCCGTAGTTAATGATATTAAACCCAGTCTGCGGCACGGCCATGTCCCATCCGATTGCCTGAAAACCATCTCGCGTGATCGTCCAGTGCGCTCGCACGGCAAAGCAGAATGTCACCTTGAACCCGCGAAACGTCGTGTCGCCGAACTGCTCGACCACGGCGCTCGAGGAAATACTTTGCAGCATACAGCAGTGAATCCCGACTGAGAGATTGCTGAAGTTGAATGCGTCACTGTTCACATAGCCGCAGTAGGCGAGCAACTGGCTCATGTCGCTATAGGAATACTGGTCGATGTTGATGTTCACGACCGGCTCAAGCCGCGTCACGCCGTCAACGAGATCGCCGACTGGGTTGACCGCTGGAATCCATGAGCCAGACACGCCGCCCGACACAGGCGCTCCGCCCCACGCTGCGATCTCTGTCAGCGACGTAGTCATCGAATAGAGCGCGGGCCGCTGAGTCGGTGGTTGCCGCCCGGGGTCTGTGCCGCCGATGCCTGCGGTCGTCCGATATTGAGCCGTGACGATCCGCACCATGCGGCTCTCGCCGTCTGCCTTGACATCCAGGCTGACGCACGGGATCGGGTTAGCCGACCCAAGCGGGTCGCCGATGTTGACGCCGACGGCCTGCGAGATGATGAACGCCTCGTCTGGCGAGTTAAGGAGAATCTTCCACGTTCGCGTTGCCTGATCGGCCAGCGAGCCGCCTTCCGCGCTGCGGCTGAAGGATTTGCCCTGCGCGAGTTCGGTAACCATCTTGGGCATTAGAGGAGGACTCCTGGGTTGTTGGCCTTGAGGTCGTTCCTAATGTCCTCAAGGTATCCCGACTGCTTCTTCAGCTCTGCCAAATTCACGTCCTTCGCCGAGTCGTCGCCTCGAATGAGGCGAGTGAGTTCGCTGGCACCCTGGCTCGTGGATACGTCGGAGACGTTGAGGGCAGCTCGGGACGGGCCTTGGAGCATGGCGGTCTGCCGCTCGTCTTGGAATCCCTTGAGCATGGGGGCGACGGATTCCATCTGATTTCGGAATGCTTGTCGGAGGAACTTGTTCGGGTCTTCGCCGGCCGCTCTCATTTGGGCGGCGCGTTCGTTGATGTCGGCCCCTGCGCCTTCGGTGTATTCCTTGCGGAACCGCTCGCGGTCGGTCAGGCCGAGGTCGCGCCCGCGGAGGGCGCGGTCTCGTTGGTTCTGGGCGATCCGCTCGTCGTCGATGGCCTTTCGTTCGTCGCGGGTGCCGGCGTCTATGGCACCCTCGTTCTCGCCGCGCATCCTGCGGTTCTCTTCCTGAATGCGATCTCTCTCTGCTATCTCTAGGCCGGTTAGCCCCCCCTTGGCCTCCTTTTCGGCTAGATCAGCCAAACGCCTGTCATTCGCCGCGATCGATCTGTTGTTAGCCGCGACGGCCGGGTCTTTATCAATCTCTTTTCGCCGATTGTCCAGATTGTCCTGCAACTCCTGGGCGCGCTGGCGGTCGCTGCGGAGCCGTGCATCGGCCTCGTCTCGCTCGCGTCGGTTCTTCTCGTTGGGGTTATTGATGTACCGCTGCTCGGCCTCTGCCGCCTGCCGCTCGCTGTCGGCGATGATTTGATTCGTGGCATCCATGCGCCGCTTGAAAGTCGGGTCTTCGGCGGCTCGCTGACGACCCTTTTCAAGCTCCTTCTCGCGAGCCAAGATGCCGTTGTTGATGGCGTCAAGCTGCTTGCGTTCGGCCTCCGTCAGCCGGGTGGTTATCATTTCACGCTGCCGGATCAGCTCGATCTCTCGCTTTGTCGCGGCATCCAGCTCCGCGCTCTCTGCCTGATTGAGACCGCCGCCGATCCTGTCTTTTGCCTCAAGTTCTTGACGGCGTTGATTAATCTCCTCGAGTTCGCGGTTGACCGGCCGCATAAACGGGCTCTGCCGAATCGCGCGACGACGATTGTCCACGTCTGCCTGGGCGATTCCGACCGCTGCTCGGTCGTTGATCAACCGCTCCTCTGCCGCGTCCCGTGCCTCGCGGCCGCCGGCACGCAGTGGGTTCTCCTCGAACGCCCGCTGCGCTGCATCCGCGCCCTGCTCGGATCGCTGCAACGCCGAATCGCCGATTTTGCGAATGCGGGTCAGTGCGGCCTCGATGCCAGCGGCGGCCTCGGCCAAGGCGGCGGCGGCCTCGGAGGCTTTCTGGGAAAGCTCAAGGCTAGCTCCAGCGGCGCTGCTTGCGGCCTCTGCGGCTCTCAGGTCTGCTTCGGCCTTTTCGACGGCAGCGTCGGCAGCCGCTGTGTCGCCGCCGGCATCCATAACTTTTTGCAGCTCTGCCCTGGCGTCCCTAAGTTGCTGCTGCCTATCACCGACGCTTGCTGCGCTCCTCTCCACGTTCCGGCGTGCCACAAGCTCTGCGTCGGCCGCCGCGCGGCCTCTCGCGATTAGGCCCGCGCGTTCGTTCCTGAACCGCTCGTTGCCCTCGAGCGATGCCGTCGCTTGAGTGAGCCGCTCGCCGCCCATCGACCGACCAAGACGCACTTCCCTGGCTCTTGATTCCGTTTCGGCCTGCTTGATGCGGACTGCGGCAACTTGCTTCTCGGCGTCCTTCGCCAAGGCTTCTCGCTGCGCTGGATCGCTCGTCTCTGCCGCCATCTCAACCGACCGCGCGAGTTTTGCATTCGCTTCCGTCAAGTCTGAGGCAAGCGAGTCAAGCTCTTGCTGGAACCTTGCAGCCCCTGGGACGCCGCGGCTAATCGCGTCGGCAACATCTTCTTGAGACTCGCGAATGAATCGCGCGGCCTCTTCTGACGCAGACGCAACCTTCAGGGCCATGTCGTCAATGGCCTTCTGGAACGGCGATTCAAGCTGGTCTAGGAGCGACTGGAGTCTGCGAACGGTCTCGCCGAAGCCGTACTCTCCCCTGTCGGCCTGCGGCTGCAACTGGCCGATAAGTTTCTCAATGACATCTCGCTGCGACGAATACGAGTCATCGACCCCTGCCGTCATTTCTCTAGCGCGGCGCTCTCGCTCTTCTTGAGGAACGGCCTCGCGGCCGGTCGTTGTTCTACGAGTCTGTGGGATGTTCCTAAGAACTTCCTGAAACAACACTTCGCGAAGCTGGCCCGCTCCGTTTATCTCGCCCGTACCAGACCTTACGCCGATATTCGGGGCGGCGGGAAGCTGCGGCGGACGGTTCGCAAGAACCCTCGGCAAATCCCGGTTGATTGCCTCGGCCTGTTGAATTCGCCGCGACAGGCCGATGCGAACCCCTTGGTCTGTTTCTGTCTCAAGCTGCTTCCTGTCTCGGGATATGTTCGCGGCGTTCGTCTGGAAGCCCACGTCCGTTGCAGCAACACGCCCCTCGCGAAGCTCTCTTTGCTTCCTGCGGATATCGGACACGCCTTGCCCGAACTGCCTGCCAGAATCACCGCCCGCGGAGAGCGTGCTTCGGGACACGGCGTCTCCCAGAGACCTAAACGCCTGTGCGAGTTCTTCAACAAGACTTTTCTGGCGGGCCAGGGAGTCGTTGAGCGCCTTGGTTTGGTCTTCTGCCGAACGCCCGTTGTTTGCGAACCTGACAAGGCCCACGGCTACTTGACCGGCCAAGACCGCCCCAAGGCCGACGAATAGCCCCGTTGTGCCGCCCAAAACAAAGGCAAGCTGCGTCACGTTGTTGCTGACGGCCCGCAGCTTCTGATCGATGCCGCCGGTTGAAGACATGAAGTCGTCGATCGCGAATGCGGCTTGATTAGCAGCGAGCGACAGATTGTCGAAACCACCGCGTCCAACGTCGCCGGCACGTTGCATATCGCGACGGATGCGGTTGACGCTGCCGCCACCGGCTTGAGACGTTGCGTTAACAGCGGCGGCACGCAATCGATCAATTCGCTGTCTTGTCGCTGGCTCATCTCGAGTTCCTGCTGCCATCGCCTCTGCGATTGCGTTTCGCAGCGCATTAAACGCAGCCACTGCGGGGCCGCGCGCCTCCGCTTGCGTCCTACCGAGAGCACCCTGCAATGCCGTTAACGCCGCAACTTCTCCTTGAAGGGCACGCTGATCAAGGCCCAGCCTAATCCCAGTGACTCCTTCGCCGCCGAACGACTGCGCGAAGTTCATCGCCGCCGACGCCCGCGAGGCATCTTGCGTCAGGCGAACGAGACGCTGTCGCGCTGCTTCGATTTCGCCGGCAATGGGAACCGCAGCCGAATTCAGACGCATGAACTCCGCCTCGGCCTCGCGAATGGCCGGGACGAACCTAACCCGAAGCGGCTCGGGGAGCGTGTCGATGACGCTCTTGAGCGACGTGATGCTGTTCTGAAGCACGCCAAGCTGTCGAGCAGGAGCCTCGATGTCCATGCCCAGCGTAAGGCCCGTCGTTCCGCCAAGCTCGGCGGCCTTTTCTGCCTGTGCCCTTCGTATAAGAGTGGCGATCTCGCCGTCGGCCACCCTCTCGGCCAGGGCCAGACGCTCCTGCTCTGCCGCCTTTGCAGCTTGATTGACCCTGATTAGGTTCGCGATCTCGCCGTCAGCGGCCTTTTGCGACTGAGCAAGACGCTCCTGTTCGGCAGCCTTTGCTGCCTGCTCTCTCCTGATGAGCGTGGCGATCTCGCCGTCTGCGACATTCTGCGACTGCGCAAGTCTCGCCTGCTCCGCGGCCTTTGCCGCCTGTTCTCTCCTGATGAGAGTAGCGATCTCACCGTCGGCGACACTCTGTGCCTGGGCGATTCTTGCCTGCTCCGCTGCCTTTGCTGCCTGCTCTCTCCTGATGAGCGTGGCGATCTCGCCGTCGGCCACTCTCTGCGCCAGAGCCAGCCTTTCCTGCTCCGCTGCCTTGGCTGCCTGATTGACTCTGATAAGAGTGGCGATCTCACCGTCGGCGACACTCTGTGCCTGGGCGAGTCTTGCCTGCTCTGCCGCCTTCGCGGCCTGCTCCCGCCTGATGAGGGTGGCGATCTCGGCGTCAGCCGCGGCGGCTGCTCTCCTGCTCGCGTCAGCTTCCGTTTGGATTCGGCGTTCTATCTCGTCATTCAACTGCCTCTGCGCAGCGATCTGAGCTTTGTACGCGGCAGTCGCCGCCGCCACATCGCCGTTTCGCGACAGCTTTGCCTTCTCAAGAGCAGAAGCAAGCCGCTCGGTCTCGACCGCAGCCGCGCGTTGCTGCGAGACAAGCTCTGCATAGCCTCTAATTGACTCGGGCGGCAGCTTGCCGATGTCAGACTGAATCGATGCCGATCGCCTCGTTTCGGCGACCATTTCTGGCCGCTGAAAAGCCAGCTCTCTGCCTGTCGAAAGCCCCGCAACGAGCGAAGACGCCTCCTTGAGCCTAGACATCGCCGCGGTCGTGCGGTCGATCTTCGCGGCAACAGCGTCAAATCGCTGCTCGCTGACTTTCCCGGTTCGATTGATCTCGTCTGCGAGCGACTCGGCGGCCTTCTGCGACGATATCAACGCTGGCAGGAAAGCCCCTTGAATCTCCGCTGGGAGTTTTCCGAAGGCTTTCGCGGCAGCCGCGAGTGGCTTGTTTATCTGCTCCGTCGCGGAATACAGAGCCTGCATCCGCCCCACGGCGGTATTGATGTCTTTGTCGGCAAACCCGCGAAACGACAGCTTCCTCGTCGAGATCGCCGTCAGCGCCCGCTCGAGCTTCTGCGCATCGGTGTATATGCCACGAAGCGCAGACGATGAGCCCGCTTGGGCGCTGGTCAGCGATCCCTGCATACTGCTCGCGAACTTCTGGACATCTTTCGCGGCAGCGTTGAGCTTGCTCTGAAAGTCAGCCGTGTTCGCTGAGACGACAGCGCTGATTTTGCCGAGGTAGCCGCTTGCCATCGATTCATCCCTGGATTGGCGTGTTCAGTTTCATCAGCTCGGCCATCAACTGCTGCTGCGATTGCTCTGGCTTGACGACAGTTGGGATGAACGCGGCCTCGTCTGGGATGTCGTGCTTCTTGTAATTCCCAGACGACGCCATGATCACCCGGCACAGTCGCGCCGTCTGGCCCCAAGGGTCAGGCAGCGGCCATCGCTGATCGAATGCGTACCACTCGGCGATCTCCTTGCTGTCAACCTCCTGCAACAGCTTTTTAACGCTCATCCCCAGAGTTGCGGCTAGGCGGAAGTAGAAACGTCGCTCGGGGCGGCGGGCGAATCTTCCCCCAGGCCATCCACGGCCTCCTGCGTGAAGGCGTTCAGCTTCCAGCCGGCCTCGAACAGTCGATTGATCACGACCGACGACTTCTTCCCCAGAACGTCAGCCTCGTCGTCGCTGAAGAGCCGCTCGCCGTCCTCGTCGCACAAGGCGAGCAGGAGGAAACGAATGCGAAACGCCTTCATCTTCTGGTCAGCGTAGGACTCCTCGAAACGATCGCGGTCGGTGCCGGTGAGAACACGAAGAAACACGTCACCTTTCCACTCGGGAACGGCGAACTTCTCCTTGCGAACGTCATCGACAGCCAGGATGCTTTTACGATCAAGTGCCATTTCGATCTGCTCCAAAAAAGTGCGTGCGGTGCGGCATCCTGCCGACTATGCGCCTGTGTAGTCAGTCATAAGAAACTTGAGAGAACCGCGAACCAACTCGCCAGACTGTGCAGACACAGTTGCTGATTCGCATATCACGCGGCGGCTGATGCTGTATCCCGGCGACGTGAACGTCAGGATGCCAGCCAGCTTCACAAACGCCCAGGGGTCGGCGTTGATGGTCAGGAAGTCCACAGTTATGGTGCCGCCGGATTGTTCTCCGGTCGGCACCATAACTGTGTATCCGCGGCCAGCACCAACGCCGGTCATGTTCGTGACCTCGGCCGTGGGCATCTCCACGGAGATGCCGGTCAGCGTGCCGCTGAAGCCCAAGAAGGAGAACGTCGCGCCGTTTGCGGTGGCCCCGGCCATGTCGGGTCACCTCCAGAGCGTTAGGCCACCCGCCAAGTCGCACTGCCCTTGATAAGGTCGCCGAGGGCTCCGCTGACAGTCGAAGACTGAAGCGTTGCGCCGCCCGTGAACGAGACAGGGCCGCTGATCGAGATCGATCCGGTCTGGGCCGAGACAACCGTCGCGCCGATGTAGTCGCAGGAGATTTCTCGCTGAACGAAAGTCGGGACGTACTCGCGGCGGCCGCCTGGAGCGATGCCGAGGTGCGAACCGTCAGCGTTGTCGATCGTGTCGTTGACATTGAAACTCGTGATCGTGAGCGTCGTGCCCGCGTAGGTCATCGACACGCCCATTGCAGCAGTACCGGCCATAGTGCGCCTCCTTGCGCTAGAGTCTTATTCAGTGGCCTCTGACCACCGAATCTGAAATAGTTGTCGTACCTCGTATGCGGGAGGGAGCTGGGCTCCCACGGCTGCCGGGTCTAGATAGTCATCCGTTTCCGAAACGAGCCGTATATCACTAATTGTACTGCCCGCGAGGGTGCCGGTGCGTCCATCCAAAGCAATTCTCACCTCGTCTGCAAGCTCGCGTGCCGCGTCGTAGTAGAGAGCCCAGGAGGCGATCTGAAGATGAACAACAGGCTGATAGAGAGGCCCGACAAGGCTGGAGTCTCTAGTAATGTTATTCCGCTTATAGACGCAAAATGGCAGCACGGCGGTCTTTGGTACGGCAATCGGAAACACTTGAAAGCCCACAAGCCTCGCCACCGCGGGGGTGGTGACAAGCCTCTGAAAAACGTGCTTTTCGGGCGAGATGATCATTGCGTGAGCCTCGCCAGCGTGTTTTCGATGGCGGCCTTCAGCGTGTTGAATACGGCCCCCTGCTGCTCGTCAATGGTTTTTTGCATCGCGTGCTTCGCTGGCATCGCCGGGTAGGTATCGCCTGGGTGGAGCGTGATCGGGTGCATCTTCCCGTTGGTGTACCCGAAGTCGTGCGGGTATCCCTTGCCCATGCGGGCCTGCCGCGTTGCTTCTTTGATGCTGCCCATCAGAAAGTAGTAGCCTCTCGACATATTTGCGAACTGCTGATTGTTCGCCGACGAGTGCCGTCGCATCTTCCCGTTGATCAACTGATGGACGTTGAGGTACGTCCGACGCCCCTTCGTCCCAGGCTTACGGCGGTCGGTGCCCCATTCGACGAGCCATGCGTGGTTGCCCGAACCGTCTTTTTCTGTAGCGCTTCCTGTGCCAGTCTGCCACGGGCCGACGATAGCGACCGCGGCGGCGTCGTAGGTTTTCGTCTTGATCCTGACCGACTTCTTGAGATTGCCTGTGGCGTTTCCAACCTTGGCTCGATACCCACGCCTAATATGCTCGGCGGCCTTTTTTACCGCATCCTCAAGAGCTTTCGGCTCGCCCATCTTGGCGGCAATCGCCTGCAACTCCTCCGCCAGCTCGCGGATGCCAGCCGTCTTGACCGTGACGAAGCCTTCGGCGAGCGACTTGCCCGTCTGGCCGCCGAATGTTCTGGGCGATCCCTGTCCTTGCGTAATCATGTCGCCTCCTCCCTCGCCAGTATCTCATGGATCGAGCGAGCCTCTCGCTCAAGCACGCTGGATATCTCCATCACGCGGCCGCGCCACATAAGGCGATGCTGGTGCGTGATGCCGGGGAAGAATCGGATGCGAATGCGGTGGGTGACCAATGCTCCGGCCTGCTGGGCTGCGAAGTAGTCGGCTGCCCTAACGCCCATGACGCTGGCGTAGACCGTGGCCTCGTCCTCCCAGGTCAGAGTCGTCTCGCCGAACGCGCTCTGCTGATCCACTGGCCTCTGGATCGTCACCCGCTCCCGCATGGTGCCTGAGTTGATCATCGATCACCCCATCCATAGTGCGGTGTAGGTGCCTGATCCAGAGGGGGCCGATACCGTGATCGTCGCCGTCACCGGCAGGACTGCCAGCCGGCCGGCGGAGACGTTGATGCTGCCGGCCAGCCGCAGGACGCCCGCGCCTGTGTTCTTCACGACCAGCGTCGAAAGGGGCGTGGCACCGACGATCTGCACCGCAGCCGTGCCGACGCTGCCATTGATCGTCTGCGCCGTCGTCAGGGCAGGGGAGAGATGCTCGGACAAGTTGCCGATAGTCAGCGTCGTTTCGTCGACATCGTGGTATACGGCGTCGATGTCGATGCGGGCGCGAACGGTCATCGGTAGACCCCCTGGCTGGCGGCGGCGAGTAGCGTCTCGAACGTCTGCGGCACCGACTGGGGTGCCCCGGTGACAGCGGGCTGCCGCGTGTCATAAAAATGGGCCGTCAAAAGAAGGATCAAGTGCTTGACCACGGGCGGCGCGGACTGCCCGTCGTCGCCGTAGCCCGCCGAATACCGCACCGTCACCGAGTTCTCGTCGCCTCGAGTCGCCGGCCACGAGCGAGCCCACTGCGGGTAGATGCGGCCGGGGAGGACGCTAGCGTCGATCTGGAAGTCAGTGGCGCTCGAGAGCGTGCCGTAGGTGCCATCGCCAGTGCGGTAGGTCACAGTCACCGCACGATCCAGCATCGGCAGCCGGGGCAGGATGATCGCCCAGACCGGAAACAGATCGTACTTGACCTCCCAGACGGTCGTGCAGATCGTGATATCCAGAACGTCCTCTACATACTGCCTCGCGACCGCGATCAGCGACTGGATGTAGAGATCGTCGGCGTCCGTATCGACGCGGCAGTGCTGCTTGGCGACGGACAGACTGACCGGCTCCACGGCCGGCGACGTGATTCGCCGAAGACTGCGATACGGCGTGATCGTCGGCGTCGGGTTCTGCGGCGTGCCGAAGATAATCGTGTCCATTATCGCCTCTTCTTCTGTACCGTCTTGGTTGTCATGTCAGCCCGCTCGACGGCCACCGGCGCGGCCTCGGCCGTCTCGACCTCCTGAATCAGCCCTCGCCGAATAAGGATGTCGCACATCCCAGGAGACCAGTCGTCGAAGACTTGCCCCTTCTCGTAGCAGTCGAAGCTCTGGAGGATGCGGATTCTCAATTGACTTGCCCCCAGGCGTCTTCTGGTGCCTTCTGGCCGCTGTTCCAATACTCCGTCGTGTGCTGCTGCACCTTGCCGCCCTCGGCCTTCCGCGAGGGCCATGTGACCATCAGCTCGGCGTGGCCGACGCTGACGTGCGTTGCCAGCCCCAGCTTGTTCCCGCACGCGGCCCAGCTTTTCCAGAAGCCGATATCCTCGTCGGTATGCCCGCCAGACCACTCGCCGTCGGCATTCGCCTTGGCAATGAACCAAGGCTTCTTCATCTTCTTGAGAGCCGCTGTTCGCAGGAACGTCAGTCCGAAGTGGGCCGTCTCGACCGGCTGGACTACCTTCTGAAAGAAGTCGCCGTCCACGGTTGTCTTCGCATCCACGTCACTTCCCGCCAGGGCGAACATGACCGCATTGGCCTCCCGCTTGGTCTGGAGCGGCGCGATGGCGTCGTAGCCAGAGTGGAGCAGCAACGCCAGCAACGCCTCGACCGTCTTCGAGCTGAAGACCGTGTCGTAATCGATGGTCAGGATGACATCGTTGTCGTCGATGACCTGTTCCATCGCCCGCTGAAGACACTGGCCCCAGTAAGCACCAGTCACCTTGATGGGGCTGATGCCGTGTGGGGCCAGGGCCGACGAGACACAGAAGAAATTGTCAGTGAACCCAAGTCGCGGGGTGCTCATCACCGCCGCGACTTTGATTTCCGCTTCGACGTTACCGACACGAATCAGCATGGATCGCTCCTAATATGGAGCGGGCGCGCATCCATGCGCCTTTGTCGGCCGTCGTGGCCGTCCCGCAGTTCGGGAATCAGCCTCGAATCCAACCGATGCAACCAGCCTCGGCAGCAGTCGTCGGGGCATCGCCACGGGACAGCCGAGCCGACACGACAGTGTTCACGCTGACCGCGGGGGTCGCCGTGACCTTGAGGTATCGCTTCCGAGCCTTCGTGTCGACATCGAGCTTCACGATGGCGGCCGACGCGGTGTCGGTCACGGCCGGGATCGCGAAGTCGGTGCCACCGACGAAGCCGGTGACGTTCGCGTAGGACGAGTTGTCATCCGACTCTTCGATCTTCAGGACGCTGGCGAACGCCGTCGAGGCGTTGCTGGCACGCATGACAGACACGCTGGCGTAGTCGTAGCCGAGCGAGTCGATCGTCAGGGTCACGGCACTCGTGCCGACCGAAGCCGGGACGGAGGCCACAACCTTTACATTCTGGGCGTGGATCATGGTCTAGGGGTTCCTTTCCTTGAGGTTTTGGTTGTTAGGCTCACGAGGCCGCGGTCTTGAGGGCAATCACAGGGCCAGCGGTCGTGTTGTCGCCCAGCGAGTGGTGGTTAATGTCGAAGCGAAGTGAGCCCTGGAGAAGGAGCTGGTCGGTCGTTGCGTACACTTGGTCGTACAGCTTGACCGAGAAGTCCCGGCGACGAGCGTAGATGCTCGACAGGCCCAGGTTCGCGAACAGCACCTTCACCTTGCTCGGATCGGAACCGAGCTGGCCGTCCATGACGTGGACGAGGTTCACCGGGTAGCCGAGGAACTGCTCGTTCACGCCGCCACCGACGGACTCCACCGTGTTGCCGCCAGCCGCGTAGCGGAGGCGAGCCATCGAGGCCGCGAAGCCGGCCGGCGAGATGTAGAACGCTGCACCCTGGCGAGCATACAGCGGCATCTTGCCGATGAGCTTGATGAAGTCGGTGACGGTCAGGCTTTCAAAGCCCGTTGCACCCGTGCCGGCGGTCTGGACGGACGCGGTGTGCGTGCCGTCGTTGATCTTCGGCACCACGCCGTGGATTCCGCCGAAGCTGGAGGTGCCGTCACCGAGCCAGCCGCACATATCCTGCTTGAGCGCCAGCGAGGTGCTGAACTCAAGCGCCACTGCGTCAGCGATCGACACGAGAGCGTCTTCGACGATCTCGCTCGACATCCGAGTTCCGACGGCCAGCTTCTTCGCGATGAGCTGCACGTTCGCGTAGGTCGGCTCGCTCTCGCTCACCGCGGTGCCTTCGCCCACAAAGTAGGCCGAAGTGCCAGTAACCCGCTTGGGGATCACGAGGGTGTCGCGGGTCATCGTGACCTTCTCGACGTTGCTCGCCGCGAAGGTGCCGTAGTTTTCGACGAGACGAATCACGCGGGCCGCAAACTCTTCCGGCACCAGAGCGCCACCAGACGAGTTGCTGTTCTCGCCCATCGCACGGCTCTCGACGCCGTGATCCTTGCACCAGCGGAGGTCGTCGGCGTTCTTGAAGATATGGGCTCGGAGCCAGCGACCGCAGCGATAGGCACTCTCGACAGCCTCGGGGCCGTCATTGAACGCCCGCAGGGTGGTGTGGTGAGGCTGGATCGAACGAATCTCGACCTTCTTATCCTCGACCTTGGCGGCCACTTCGGCGACGGGGGCCGGGGCGGGAGCGGCCTTCTCGACCACCGCACGCAGCTCGGCTTCCTTGGCGGCGATCCGCTCCTCGAAGTCGAGGGAGGTCTTCAGGTCGTCGGCCTGATTG